ACACACAAATCCCTAAATATGAAGCGGCATACATCGCTAAATCTTACTTGCAACAATCGAATCAATTGTTTGTTACAAGAATCTTAGGTTTATCGGGATATGATGCGGGTCCGTCTTGGAGTATTAGAGTTACTGCTAACGTAGACCCTACAACAGTAATCCAAAACCCAACCGGGGCAACTTCTTGGTCTGTATCTTTTACAGGTTCAACAAGTGCAGGTACTGTTAATTTTATTAGTGGTTCATTCCCTGCAGCGGTTCAGGCAAACTTTAACACACAATATAGATTATCAGATGGTAGTACTTCTACATATAATAATGATATTACAAATACAATTTTTGATATTGTTGGAGACCCATCATTATCTGCAACTACCGCAGTTGCTTACGGACCGGTTCCGGAACTTGATTATTGGGGTTTAATTACTCAATACGGTACAATTGTAAACGCTTATGGGGTTGATAGTCTTGACTTAGCGGACAATGACTTATCTGCCGGTGACAATGATTCTTGGTTCTACGCTAACTTTAACAACTTTACAGGGAACGCATATTCAGGTTATTCATTTGATTATGTTTTTGATTCAATTACTACAGGAGTAACTGATAGTTTTTCGGGAACAATTTCAGGTGAATATTATACTTTTATTGGTACTGCATATACTGAATATAACAACATGGTTGTTGCAACACTTCGCTCAAGAGGTCTATCATTATATGTTAATAGTTCAACCAGTGATAATCACGGACCTGTTTATGAGGTAAATGATGAAAATAATGTGTTATTGTTAAACACTGACCAATATTCAAGTATAGATAAAAACCCTTACGCATCATTTGGATTATCAGGTGTTACTAAAGATGGTGATAATTTCACATTCGAAACTAACTTATCTGCGGCATCTTCAAAATTCATAACTAAAGTGTTAGGTGTTGATAATTTTGGTAAATCAAGAAATGAAGTTCCTTTATTTGTTGAAGAAATTTATCCGGGGTCATTGGCTTATGCTTATAACCAAGGTTATATTAGAGGTATTAATCCTGAATTGGTTGCGTTACCAGGCGCTAGAAGTGAAAACCCTTCATCAATAGCGTACAGTGTTGGTCAATATCAATCACCGGTTACACCATTCTTGGTTTCTGAATTAAGAGGTAATAAAGTTTATAAATTATTTAAATTTGTCTCAATCTCTGATGGGGACGCGGCGAATTTAGAGGTTAAAGTGTCTATTGCTAACTTATCATTCAATAATATGACATTTGATGTGTTAGTGAGAAATTTCTTTGACACAGATTCTAATCCAGTTGTTATTGAGAAATTCACTAACTGTAATATGGACCCATTCTCTAACAACTTTGTTGCTAAGAAAATTGGTACAACTAATGGTGAGTACGCATTACTTTCAAAATATGTAATGGTTGAGATGGCTGATGAAGCACCAATCGATGCAATTCCTTGTGGATTTGAAGGATATACTCAAAGAGAATACGATACGGTTTTAAACCCATCTCCGGTTCCAAAATTCAAAACAAAATATTTCTTCCCTGGTGAAACTATTGCAAACCCACCATTTGGAGCTGCAACAGGTGGTTCTAATTTAGTGGAATCTCCGGGAGATATTGTTAGAAGAACTTATTTAGGGTTCTCAACACAATATGGTATTGATGAATCATTCTTAACATATAAAGGTAGACAAAACCCACAATCTTGGGTTGTTGCACCTCAACCAATTGAAGGAGCGGCTTGGAATTATGTAAGTAAAGGTTTTCACATGGACTCAGGTGCTACAGTAGTTACAATTTCAAATAGTTCATTAACTAGTGGTCAAACAGCATTTGAATGTGGTACTGCGGAATTTAGAGAAGACCCTGAAACCCAAGAAAATCCTTACTATTTTATTTACTCAAGAAAATATACTTTATGTTTTGCGGGTGGATTTGATGGATGGGATATCTATAGAGAGTTTAGAACAAATCAAGATAGATTCCAATTAGGTCAATCAGGATTCTTAGCAGGAGCATCGTCTTCTACGAGATATCCTAATGCTACGGGTCAAGGTTTATTTAAGAGAATCACAGTCGCTAACAATACTCAAGATTTTGCAAATACTGATTATTACGCTTACTTACTTGGTATTTTAACATTCTCAAATCCTGAGGCAACAAACATTAATGTGTTTGCAACTTCAAGTATTGATTATATTAATAACTCTAACTTATGTGAAGAGGCGATTGACATGATTCAGTTTCAAAGAGCTGACTCAGTTTATATTACAACAACACCTGATTATAATATGTATACACCGGACGCAACTAATCCACAAGACATTATTTATTCTCAAGAGGCTGTTGATAACTTAGACAACACAGGAATTGACTCTAACTATACTGCTACTTACTATCCTTGGATTTTAACAAGAGATACTGTTAATAATACACAAATTTATTTACCTGCAACAGGTGAGGTTTGTAGAAACTTAGCATTAACTGATAATATTGCATTCCCTTGGTTCGCATCTGCGGGTTACACTAGAGGTCTTGTAAATTCAATTAAAGCGAGAGTTAAATTAACTCAAGAAGACAGAGACACACTTTACCAAGGTAGAATTAACCCTATCGCAACTTTCTCTGATGTTGGTACGGTTATTTGGGGTAATAAAACATTACAAATTGCTGACACAGCACTTAACAGATTGAACGTAAGAAGATTATTACTTCAAGCTCGTAAATTAATTTCAGCGGTGGCAGTAAGATTATTGTTCGAACAAAACGACCAAGTTGTTAGACAACAATTCTTGGATAGTGTTAACCCTATCTTAGACTCAATTAGAAGAGACCGAGGTTTATACGATTTCCGTGTAACTGTATCATCTTCACCTGAGGATTTAGATAGAAATACTTTAACAGGTAAAATTTACTTGAAACCGACGAAAGCGTTAGAGTTTATAGACATTGAATTCTTTATCACTCCAACAGGAGCTTCGTTCGAGAATATTTAATAAAAACCATAAGTGGGGACACGTCCCCACTTTTTAGCCAATTATGAAAAGAAATACATTAAAAGAAGGAATTGACGATAAGGGTACACCTGATATGAAATATTATGCGTTTGATTGGGATGATAACATAGTTCATATGCCAACCAAAATTATGGTTAAAACTGAAAACGGTGATGAAATCGGTATGAGTACTGATGATTTTGCGGAATACAGACATCAATTAGATAAAGAACCTTTTGAGTATAATGGTGAGACTGTTGTTGGATATGGTGAAGAACCTTTTAAAAACTTTCAAACACCGGGAGATAAAAACTTTTTGATTGACTCAATGAGAGCAAAACTTGGACCAGCGTTTGACGACTTTAGAGAGGCGATTAACGGAGGTTCTATCTTTTCCATAATAACTGCTCGTGGACACAATCCTAATACCTTAAAACAAGCCGTTTATAATTACATTATCGAAGGGTTTAATGGTATTGATAAAGATGAGTTAATTAAAAATTTAAAAAAATATAGAAGTATTTCCGGAGATGATGAGATGAGTGACGATGAGTTAATCAAAACTTATTTAGATATGTCTAGATTCCATCCGGTTTCTTATAACGACCCTGAGGGGGCTGCAAATCCTGAGGAGGCAAAAGTTCGTGCGATGGATAAATTTGTGGACTATATTAAAGACATCTCTTCAAAAATAGATAAAAAGGCGTTCCTTAAAAAAGACGTAAGTAATAATTTTGTTCCGTCAAAACCAACAATTGGGTTTTCAGACGATGATGTTCGAAACGTGGAGGTTATGAAAAAACACTTCAAAGACAAAGAAGACAATATTGTAAAAACTTATTCAACAGCAGGAGGAATAAAAAAAGAATATTAACTAGTATTAAAGAACTAGTATTAAATAATTAAATAAAAAAACTAGTTAAATTAACTAGAATTAAATAAACTAGACTGGATTATAATGATAATAAATTAAATTCAGAAAGTCAATAAAAATATTTTCCATTTGGATATATTTATGATAATAAACAAAGAAAAACTAATTTAAAATAATATGGCTGATTTATTGATGAAAATGCCGATTCCTTACGAACCGAAAAGACAGAATCGATTCATACTAAGGTTTCCATCAAGCTTAGGGATTAACGAATGGTTTGTAGAAAGTACTGCGAGACCTAAAATTAAAATTGCTTCAACAGAGATTCAATTTTTAAATACCTCAACTTATGTTGCAGGTAGATTTAATTGGGATGAAATACCTGTTAAATTTAGAGACCCAATTGGACCGTCTGCGGCACAGGCTCTTATGGAGTGGGTTCGTTTACACGCTGAATCTGTTACAGGACGTATGGGATACGCCGCTGGTTATAAAAAAGACATAGACTTAGAAATGTTAGACCCAACAGGAGTTGTTGTTGAAAAATGGATTCTATACGGAACATTCTTAACTAGTGTTGATTTTGGTTCGTTAGGGTATAGTACTGATGGTCTTGCAGATATTAGTGTATCATTAAGAATGGACAGATGTGTGTTAGTTTACTAATAGTATTTATAAAAAATCAATATTAATTATATTTAACCGTAAAGACATAAACTTTACGGTTATTTTTTTATATGGAAAATCAAGCAATCGAATACGGACAACAAAATTTTACGTTACCACACGATGTAGTACCACTACCATCGGGAGGAATATTTTATAAAAACAAAAAGAAATCTATCAAGGTAGGATATCTAACGGCTAATGATGAAAACATTTTAATGGGGGGTGGAAATGATATGACCACAACACTATTAAGAAGTAAAATATATGAACCGGACTTAAAAGTTGAGGATATGTTAGAAGGTGATGTGGAGGCGGTTTTAATCTTTTTGAGAAATACTGGTTTTGGACCGGAGATTAATTTGAATTTAATCGACCCTTCAACAAGAAAATCATTTCAGGCAACAGTTCCTTTAGATGAATTAAATGTTATTAATGGACAAATACCTAATGAAGATGGTAGTTTTATTATACAACTACCTAAATCACAGGTAACAGTTAAATTAAGACCATTAACTTATGGAGAAGTTTTAGAAATAAGTAAGTTGGAAGAATCATATCCCAAAGGGAGAGTAGTTCCAAAAGTTACTTGGAGATTACAAAAAGAGATTATAGAAGTAAATGGAACTACTGATAAAGCAGAAATAGCCAAATTTGTCGAACAAATGCCAATTTTGGATTCAAAATTCATAAGAAAATTTATGAATGATAATGAACCAAGATTAAATTTAAGTAGAGTTGTAATTACCCCATCAGGAGAAAAGATGACAGTTAATGTCGGATTTGGGGTTGACTTTTTTCGTCCTTTCTTCTGATTATAGAAAAGGACAGATAGATGAATTCTACTATTTGA